TTTAGCTCATCTACAATTCCAGATATAACAACTATAAGCGGAACTACTGGAAGGCTTGTTACATCAAGCGCAGAAATAGGTGGTTGGAATGTAGGAACAAGCACTATATCTTCTTCTGGAATGACTTTAACTTCGGGCTCTACACCTGGGGCAACTTCTATCATAGCAGGAAATGCTGGTGGATACGTTGGAATAAAACCAAAAGGAACTGTTGGTTCTGATATTGTTTTATGGGCAGGTAACACTGCATCTCCAACGGCAAATAATGCAGCAAGCGGTCAAGCTGGATTCCAAGTAAATGCTGATGGTCAGCTTAGAGCTACTGGTGCAATTATATCTGGAGTTGTAAGTTTAGAATCTGGATCCTCTTTGGGAGGCTTAGTCCCAGATTCCTCTAAGGTTTACTATTCAGGAACTACCCCCGTAGTTCCAACTGGTGGGCACAAGCAAGGCGATTCTTGGGTAGATACTGCAAATGGAAATCAGCTAAAAATCTGGAGTGGAACAGCCTGGGTGATAACACAAGATTCTGCTGCTGCATTAGCAGTTGCAAATCAAAAAACTAAAACAACATATGGACCAACACAGCCAACAAATTCAATTTTAGGTGATGTCTGGTACGATACAAATACTGGAATTAATTATTTTAAAGTTTATAATGGAACTCTGTGGACCAGAATGAAGGACTCTGATATAACTGCAGCAGATCTAAAAGCAGCAAGCGCTCTTACTGAAGCAGAAAAAAAATCAACAACAACATCTTCAGCTACTGCTCCATCATCTCCCAAAGCTGGTGATATTTGGTTTGACATCAATTTTAATTATTTTAAAGTGTGGAGTACAACTGTAACACCAGCAGCCTGGGTTAGATTAAAAGATGGAGATCTAACGCAGGCTCAAACTGATATCACTGCAATCAATACAAAAGCAGACAATGCTTTGGCAAAAGCAGTTAAGTTTGGCGTAGATGGAAGCTTAGCTGCAAATCTAGCGGTAAAGTTTAACTCACCCACACCAGGATCTATAAACTCTTCATACGAGATTGGCGGAACTACATTTGCAAAAAGTACATATTCAAGTACTGTGCCAGGATATTTTTTAGGCTGGGAAACAGGACCTGGAGGAGCAATCTATCCTGCATTCAATGTAGGTAATGATTTAGCTTATCTTAAATATTCAAATTCTAACCAGACACTCGAAGTAAGAGGAACAATTAAAGCCACAGCAGGAGAATTTCTCGGAAACGTAACAGCTGGTGGAGGAGCAATAACAATAGGCACAGCTGGAATATCTTCCGCAGGATTTTCAATAAATACATCTGGAGCAGCTACATTCACAAGCGGAACGTTTGCTGGAAATATAACTTCTACTGCAACAATAACTGGATCTACTATATCGACATCTGGAAACTTTAACGGATCCCTTAGAATGAATTCGTCAAACAATCAATTAGAATGGCTTGGTGAGAACGCCGCTGTTATCGGAAGAGCATTTGTGTATGCAGGAAATCAAACGATTATTGCTTCAGGTGCTGGCGGAACTTATTCTGCTTTCCCATCTTCTGCTGGAATGGTAAGTCTTTCACCTTCATCAGTTTCTCTTCAGGTAACTAATGCAGCAGGTAATAGCATTGGAGGGCTAACAATAGATTCAGCTTATGCTACATTTAATTCTTTGTATGTAAGAAATCTCGCTTCTGCAGTTCTTACTGAGCCAGTTTTTAGAAATATAAGTATGGGTACTGCTACTAAATTAGCATCGGCTGCAGATGGCATCCGTGGCGACATATATATTCAGTACGCATAGGATAATAGATGTCAGACATTTTTATTAAAAGCACTACGGGCTCTGGTGGTTGGAAAAAAATAACTAATCTTTTTGTTAAGAGTACTACTGGATCTGGTGGATGGGCGGCGGCAGCTGGCGTATGGATTAAAAATACCACTCAATGGCTTAAGGTTTGGCCCCTGTCAGGAATTTTTGCTACAAGAGTTCCATATATTGGATACCTTGCATCAGATGCATATGCAGCCAGAATGCCTAATGCCACTTATCCAGTAGTTAGAATAGGCGACTCCTATTTTGGAAATAATGCTGACTGGGATTTAAATGGATGGACTGCATCATCATATACATACAGATGGAAACTTTATGATCAATTCAATCAAGACTTAGGAATAACTTTAAGAAGCGGAACAACTTGGTCAGTTGTCGCCCCAAACTCTACAGGTAGTGGACAAGATCAGTTACCATATGCAATATGGACATCAACAAACTCAACAAATTCGGATGAGCAATATTTAGCATTTGAAGTTACAGCAAACAATTCATCCAACTCTCAATATAATGGTGTGTCTTTTTCAACAAGAGTAAAAGTTATTAGACAAAGTCCTATAAATTTAACAGCAAGCTTAAGTACAAATAGCCCGTCAGTTGGAACAGCAATAACATATTCATCAACATGGGAAGCTGGAGAAGCATACAAACCACGTAGCACGTTTGTACAATGGTATAGAAATTCAACAAACACAACAGTCGGTGGGACTTTTCTTGCAAATGGAGCATCTTACACTCCAGTAGCAGCAGACAATGGTAAATATTTATATGTTACAGAAACAAGACAGAACTCTGGAACAGATTATGATCTAGGTATTGCAACTGGTGTTGAAGTCTCAGTAGTGACTACTAATGTAGTTGCCTCAGCTCCAAGTACATTTACATATTCATTAACAAATGTAAGCTCTGTAACTACGCCTTCTGCGCCTACACAAACTAGAGTTTCTTCCACATCAAACACCGTTCTTGTTGAAATGGCTGCATCTTTTCCTTCTGATACTGAGTCCTATGATCTTTTGAGTTATGGTGCTGGATCTAATACGGGGGGAACAATATCTGCACCAATTACTCAAGCAGTAACAACATTAAATCAATATAATTCTTCAGGAAATTTTGTTCCTACTGGAGGCACATCTGATGCGATTTTAAGCATATCTCCTTCTGCTTCAAGCTCTTCAATAAGCACATTTACTAAAGCATATGGAAAATCAAGATTAATAAATGTTAATGTAAGCACAACGTCTGGAGCGCAGAGCTGGGCTGTAAGCTGGAACTTGTCTGGAGCATCAGGAGGAAATGGCACATATACATCAAACACAAATTCAATGCCACTTACCATTACAGTAGGTGGAGCCTCTAATCCAACTGTATCTATAAATAGCGTAACGGCATACTCTGGATTAAATCAGACGGGAGCTACTAGAGCAGGGGCTGCAGGCTCACCAACCTCCTTGTCTTCTATAGCAAAGCCAACTTCAACATCCTCAACTTCTTCTTTAAGCTATACTTACTATGCAAATAATCAGTTAGCATTAGCTAAAAGAAGAGTTACCCTCCCAAGCAATTTTACTAATAATACAAATGTTTATATATCAACAAATGGTTTTATTGGAATAGGAACTAGTACGTCAACAGGATCAACTCCACCAATAACTGGAGTATTTTTAACACCTATAATGAGAGACCAGAGGCAAACTTTCCTATATCATTATTCAGACTCTACAAATTTTTATATAAGATGGAAAGGCGCTGATTGGCAAGATGCTACAAAAATATCAGAATATCAAGCAAAATTTTATTATGACTCAAACATAGTTGATGTTAATTTTATTAGTAACGGGGTAGATTCTTACAGCACTAATGCTGTTTATAATAATAATGTTGTTACGCAAACATGGGCTGAATCTACATTGCAAACATCAGATAACTTTGCAGTAGCAGGAATGACTAGAAATACTAGCAGAGATGGAGTAGATGATAACTTTACTTTAATTACAGCAATAAAGCCAGTCGCTGCTCCAACAATACTTACAGCTCCAGTTGTAACACCTAGCACTGGAACTCAAGGAACCACAACCTATACAACAACTAATGGAACCTGGACAAATACTCCATCATCGTATTCTTATCAGTGGAGATACTTTGATCAAGGAAGCGTTTACCCAGCTGCACCAGCAAGTATTGTATCTCCATTTACAAGCACGGGACAAACATACAGGCCTCCAGCAAACTACAGAACCCTATATGGGTCCGCTTTGTATTGTGACGTAGTGGCAACTAACTCAGGTGGATCATCAACTGCCTCACGTTCTGCTGCAGTTACAGTTAATGCTACAGCTTCACCGTTCTTCCCACCGTTCTTCCCACCATTCTTCCCACCGTTCTTCCCACCGTTCTTCCCGTTCTTCCCACCATTCTTCCCACCATTCTTCCCACCTTTCTTCCCACCGTTCTTTGGATCTGGTCCAGCACAAGTTACAGGAGTAACCTGTTCTTCAGATCGTTATGACGGAGTCCAGATATCTTGGACTGCAGTGACTGGTGCTACTGGGTATGACATCTGGTACGGCGGGCCACCATCTCCAACATCAACGCCAGACACTAGCGTTGGAGCAGTAACTACTACATTATGGACTAATGCGCCAAATGGCACTCAGACTTATTATGTTCGTGCAAAAAATGCTAGTGGAAATGGAGCCTGGTCTAGCCCTGGAGTATCTGGAACTAGATTGTCTACAAATGGCGGGTATTAAAATAGTTAATACTATTGACTAATAGTGCCTAAATGGTATAATAAACAAGGAGGAATAAAATGACTACATTAAAAAAAGAAGACAAGATTCAAATTATTGAAGCAAGACTAAAGTCTATAGAATATAAAAAGTATAGCCTCGAAATAGATCTTGTTGTTGAAAACAATAAGAGTGAACCAGTAGAAGAAGCTGTTACAAATTTAAGTAATGCTATTGAAGAATGTAATAATCAACTGGATGTTCTAAACTCAGAACTTGCAGACGTAAATGCGCTAGCCGAGTAGGTAAAAATGGAAAAATTAGAATTAATTGTTAATGCCCTGCAAGAAAGAATTGGACAGCTAGTCTCTGGATATGAGACTCAGATCGCAGTATTGAGGGCGGAACTAACAGAATTAATGAATGCACAGCAGGAAAAAGAAAGCTATGCTAAATCAATTGATTCTAAGTTAGAGGAGGCATAAAATGGCAGGCGAAGTATGGGCAGATGGAGAGCCAGCAGATCCAAAAAAGCTACAGAATCTTCAAAATCAGATAGATCAAATAAAAGAAGTAGCAGATCAATCTTATAATTTAAGCAAGACTACAGCAGGTGATGTCACAACACTTGGAATACATCATATAAGATCTGGCATGGCTAGATTTGAAAATGGAATAACAGCCAAAGCAGACCCAGTCTCAGTAGATGTAAATCCTGGCTGGGGAGAAGAGTACACAGATGCTTTTATAGTTGCATCCCCAAAGCTTAAAGACCCAAAGGCCAGCAATATCAGATGGTCAATATCTGGCGAGGTAACTAATAACGGAACTGCAAAGATAGTTGTCTATTCAGACGTTAAATTAGGTGCATTTAACTTTCATTGGATAAGCGCTGCTATTAAGCCTTCTACACTTTAGAAGTACAACTATTGACACACCAGCTTAATATGTTACAATTGGTATAACATTAAGCCACGATATCGTGGCTTTTATATATATTAAGGGTTTTCATGAGTAACGATTTAAAGTGGATGATTTCATCCGACCAGCAATTTCCATATCAGGATGACAATATGATCGCACTTTGGTTTAAGGTTATGAAATGGTTTAAGCCAGACGTGGTAGACTACCTTGGAGATACAGATGACCAAGCATGCTACAGCAAGTATACTGAAGGACGCTCAGCAGAATTTTTAAACCTTCACAAGACTGACAGTAGAGATCTTATTGTTCCAATGATGCGACATGAAGCAAAAGGAGCTAGAGACTTTTACACAAAAACAAGAGAGATGCTTCCAGACGCTCAGCTTTTTTCAGCACTAGGAAACCACGATGTTAGAATTTTTAATTATGTAGACGCAAAGCTACCAGATTATATTAATGAGGTTACTCCAGAAGCACTATGGGGTCTAGACTCTTTAGGTTATGAATATATCCATTACAACGAATTGCCGAAGCGCCGCTTTGGAGATATCCATGTTCACCATGGGCTTTCAATTGCAGCAACTGGATCTGTTCGTAAAGATATGGAAGATTTGCAGGTATCTTTAATTAGAGGGCACTCACACAGAATTGCTTCTCACCTTGTCACCTATGAATTAAGAAACGGTGGTCAAGGAGAAACACTTAGAGGTTATGAGCTTGGGCACATGTGTGATGAAAAGGGCCCAGGAATGAAATATATGCAGCACCATGATTGGCAAAAGGGATTTGCTATAGCGCATATTGTAAATGATTACCCACATATTCAGATGATACATGTGGCACCAGATTATTCATGTGTTGTTGATGGGAAGCTATTTACATTATGATGAAATGCAATAAGTGTCAAGGTAGGGTTTTTGTAGATAGAGTATTCTCACAAAAATTACACGTAGAGCTTTTCTGCATGATGTGCGGTAAAAGATGGATGATTAATAAGGATACGAGTGCACTAGGTAAATGGATAGAAAAAAGAGAAAACAGCCAACTAAAAGCATTCGGTATTTCTTCTTAAATAACAAGATACATAAAGTATT